TTTCACCATTATCAAGACGGTCAATCCTTAAATCCTGTGAACGTTCCTTATCATACTTAACCGTTTCCCATGTAAGTGAAGTTGAACCCTTTGTGTAACCTGACTTTCTGTCAAAATCACCAAGTGCATCCATATCAAGCTTCGCAATCTTAATTTCACCGTTGTTGCCTTTTCTTACTGTTGTTTCATCACCATCTAATACTGAGGTCTTCGCTCCTTCCTTATACACCTCATCAAGTATTGGAAGGTATATTGTAGATAATTCGATATTATTCATATAATCCTATTCCTTTCTTTACTGCTTTGGCTTTAATCCGAATAACTTTCTTATCGCATCATCATTACCCGGATTGCCATTTCCATTGTTACCAGGAGCACCAATCTGGAAGCCAGCATTGTTCTCCATACTTGGCTTAAGTGCTGGTACATCTTTAAGTACCTGCTCAAGTGAAGCTTTGATATTATCTTCAGACACCTTTCCATCCACACCCTTTACCTTGCTGAAATCAGCCATCTTAAGCACATAGGGAAGTGTCTTAGCTTCTATACCAAGCGTCATTGCTACCTTTGTAGCTGCAAGTTCAATCTGAGCCTGTTCAGCAACCTTCTGTGCTGCTGCCACTTCATTCTGAAGATTAGCATTAGCGTTCTGCTGCTGTTCTGTCTGCTGCTGCTTATTCTGCTTAAATGTTGCAATAGCCTGACTTATCTCATCTTCTGATAATCCCTGCTGCTGGAAATAGCTTTTAAGCACAGCATTCTCTTTCTTGGCAGTTGCATTATCCAGCATTGCCTGTATCTTGTCATAATCAACACCAGCTGTCTGCTGATTATTCTGATTACCCTGCTGTCCTGCCTGTGCATTGTTTCCTCCAGCGTTCTGGTCGCCGTTACCATCTCCGCCATCTGCGAAGAGCTGTAGATTGATAGGTAATATTTTTCTCATACCTGTCTCCTTTCCGTTTACCGCCCGTCGGCATTTTTCCTAAAGTTTAGTGCCATTAAGTTTTGGGCATAAAAAAAATAGGCACACACAGCTTATTTGCCATGTGTGCTTAATAACTAATATTAAATTGTGTTGCACTGGTGCAACTTACTCTAATTTCTAAAGTTCTATTCCTTCCATTACTGCTCTTGATTCAAGAACAGCCAGATAATTTACCATTGCATCTATCTGCATATTATATGTGCTTCTAGGACATGTTGGTTCAAATTCTAATAATGTGCCATTATCCCATTTCTCAAGCATACATTTAAGTCCTTTATATCTTATAGCAAGCTGCTTATACTCTGCTTTGAATCTATCTTTGTAATCCCCGCTATTCATTAAAATAGCTGTTGACGGCAACTTCGTTCCATCATATCTTCTGTATGCTTCCTCAAATTGTTTCTTAGGGCACCAACTCTCATATCCATCAGGATATCTTATATGATAGCCTTCATCTTCTGGATTCTCGTCACTTGGTATCTTCCATCCTCTGTATTCATTATATTCGCCCCTACTCATTAGCTCTGCTGTAACCACTTTTACTCCAATATAATCTTTCATTTTTTAGTCCTCTCTTTCTTAAAATTGGGTATAAAAATACCACCAATCTTTCGACTGGTGGCTGTTACTTGTTTTCTTTTATTTCTGCTTTATCTTCATTATTGCTTTCTGCCTTTATTGGTCCTTTTTCCAATAATGCAATCAATTCATCAATTGTCATTCCCGGTTTTCCATCTAATATACCATCCATTGAAACACCTCCTGCCTCAATATTACCCTCTCTGTATGCCAACAGAATAGCATTTTTTTAAAAACAAATCAATACACTTATTAATATTATCACTATATTTTTCCTGACACTCTCTCATCAATTCAACTGCTCCATTATAATCAAAATGTTCGCCTTTTGAAATATATCGTACATCTCCTTGATTTGTCACAATGGTCATAGTTTTTATTGTGTCGTGTCTCATAAATACTCCAATATCATTTGCTGAAAAATCTGTTAATCCAGGATGGTTGTGACATAATACCAAAGACTTATCTTTTGCCGAATGCAATAAATGAAA